TGACGCATCTTTGGAGATTAAGCCCTCCAAGACGCTCCAGATGATGACCAAGAGCGCACTAGCCAAGAAGCAACCCGACAACAAGGAAGAACTGATTAAGTGTATTGATTGGCTTAGTGGTAGCCTGTGGTTTTACGACCACGTTGGCGTAGCTAGTCGTGAGCGTATCCTCGATGCTATGAGCTATGCTCGTAAGCGGTTTGGGGTGGAAATCTTCATCATTGATTCCTTGTTCAAGTGCGGCATCGCTGGTGAGGACTTCACGGGTCAACGCACCTTTATGGACCAACTAACGTCGTTCTGTAACGATACAGGTGCTCATGTCATTCTGGTGGCTCATAGCCGCAAGAGCGAGAACGAGGACCGTGTACCCACCAAGACGGACATTAGCGGCAGTCAGGACATTAACAATGCTGCCTTCAATGTTATCGTGGTATGGCGTAACAAGCTCAAGCAGCGCAAATGGGATGAAGCCAAGCAGCGTGGCGATGTGATGAAGCAGACCGAGATTGAAGGCTGGTATGATGGTCGCATCCGTATCGACAAGCAACGCTTTGGTGATGGCGAGGACAAGGACGTTCCCTTGTTCTTTGACCGTACCTCATGGCAGTTCTGGACTAAGCAATACGAACGACACACCTACTTCGATGCCAAAGGAGTGTAAACAAGTTGAGGGCGAAGCACTACGTTATTGGGTGGAATCCTCGGAAGAGGATAAATCCCATTTCGTGGATTTATTTGAGGATGGTGGCAACGGTCATTGCTCATGCCCGCATTATCAAATCAAATGCCGTCCTAAATACCGTGAGGGTGGGCGTATCATCAATCATGGATACCCCAACGCCACACGTTGCAAGCACATCAACACTGCCATGCTGTTTCAGATGGACCAGATCATTCAACAATCCAGAAAAAATCATGAAAATTATGTTAATAGCCTTAATCATACTATTTAGCGTAACGCTAATTGGCGTTAGAGCTTCCAGCAAAGTAATAACCTACCCACCGTTGGAAGAAGTTAATGAAATCCGCTTCCTGAAGTGCATTGAGCTAGTCGAGAATAGCCGTGGGAAGACAGGTAAACGAGGTGAGTACGGTATCTACCAGATTCACCCAGCCACATGGAAAGAGCACAGTAACATACCAATGGTTATGGTTCCCGAATCAGTGCAACGTAAGGTTGCTCTTAACATCCTGCGCCACAATGCCCAAATCATTGAGCGTCGCGGGGACGTTGTTAACAACTATTCTCTAGCCATAGCTTGGTGTTCTGGTCCTTACGCCAAAAGAATTAGCTCACACGCATGTAACTACGCTTACCGAGTAATTAATTTGTATCCAGTAACACAATGAATAACGCACAAAAAGCCCAAGAGTTAGTTTTTGGTGATCGTAACGTCAGTTACGGCAACCCCAAGGACGATTACACGAAGACCGCCAAAATGTGGTCGGGTCTTCTTCACACCAAACTCAAGGAAGAAATCACGGCAGAGGAAGCCATTCTTATGATGGTTGCCCTCAAGTTAAGCCGCGAATCCTTCCGTCACAAGGAAGACAATATCGTAGATGCCCACGGTTATCTCCTTTGCTATGACTGGGCACTAACCGGACAAAAGCCAACTGAAGCATGAAAAACCGCAATGTCGCTAATGAGCGCAATTGCCCCGAATGCGGGGTATCGTGGGTGGGTGCCGTTATCCCGCCTGACCTTCGTAAGGAATACAACAACAAGACCAACTACACACGGTTAATCCAATGCTACGATTGGAAGACCAAGAAAACCACGGGTTATGAATGTCCCGATTGCTTTGAATCATTTCCATTATCCAGAAAATGAAAATAACTATTGGCATCGACAACGGAACCACGGGCAGCATTGGCATTATCTTGCAAGATGGACACAAAAAAGAGGCTTTCTTTGCGGAAACACCCTCAAAAATGTCCATTCTTGGCAAGAAAGAGCGACATATCCGCCGCATTGATCACGAATCCCTCAAGGAGCTATTGGCGGTTCAAGCGATAAAACCAATGGTTTTGAATGACAATGCAACCGTACACGCCTACATTGAACGTCCTTTTACCGGACGGTTCATGGGTGCCGTATTGCCCGCTCAACGCTCATTTGAGGCCGTTCTGATCGTTTTGGAGCAGTTATCCATCCCTTACACGGTGGTTGACTCGAAGGAGTGGCAGAAAGCCCAATTGCCTGACATTAAAGGCTCAAAAGAGCTAAAGGCGGCATCTTGTGCCCTTGGACGGTCAAAATGGCTAGATTTGGCTGCAATGGTGCTTAAACACGGTGATGCGGACGGGCTAATGATTGCTGATTACTACCACAATAAGGTAGTATCGGAAGCATCAGCCAATGAGTCCTGACTCTCCTACCTACAAACTGGGCGAAATGGTGTATCACAAGACTGAAGATACGCCGGGGGTTATCGTTGGGTTGCTTTACAAGTCTTCGGGCCTACTGTATCAAGTGTCTTGGCAGGGTAGGCTAATAGAAGAACACGAATCAGTTGAATTGACCTCAGATAGGCCATTCTTTACCAACATAAGCAGCGAAGCAGAAGAAGCATAATGTGCTTGACACGTAAAGCGGATTAATATACCTTGGGTATCAGATTAAAGCAAAACGTAGCTATTGGCTACGAATGGTTGGCCAAACCTGCCTTAACGACCCCTCTTACGACTCTGTAGGAGGGGTTCCTTTTTTAAAGCAGACGGAAGTAATTCTGCGGTTTTTTGCAGGAGCTAGTCATTCCACGACGCTTCTCAACTATGCCGTCTTTTTGCCATTTATCTAGTTTATCCCTAGCGGTTCTTTCATTCAGTTTATATTTAGCAACAAAATCCATGGCCGTGAACCAACCCGCTTCATCAGGTATAAATTCAGCCGACATTAACTCATCCATCTTAGCCCAAGCATCGCTAGTTTTCATTAGTAAGTTTTAACTTCGGAGGCAGTGCGGAATTTACCATTAATACCCCGTACTTGGAAAATGGAGTAGGTTCCATCATCCTCGACCCACCCATAAGCCCAACCATGACTCCAGCGCAGTTTACCCGTCTTGCGGTTAGCGTAGTCAGGGTTAAGGTCGCACAAGCAACCAATGCAACGTGCTTCCTGCGGATTGAGGCCGGGGGTTTGAAAGGATTCGATTGAGTGGCAATGGCCAAAGGCCACGTTTCCATAGATACGGCTATGGGATGCACACGCTGACATTCCGGTATGGAATCCATGAACCACGTTAAGGTGTCCAATCTGGAGCACACCCGCACGACTATCGTAGGGCATTAGAGAGGCTTTGTTCCTCCTTGCGACGTACTCTATGTCCAGCACCATTCTGTGCCCCAAATCGGCTTTAACGGCATCTACTGAATTAACTAGGTCGTATGCACGCACATCGTGATTACCCAGCATCAAAGTGTTTTCTGAACCACCTTCAAAGAAAGCATCAGCGAATTCTGCCCCTGCTTGAAAATCATCCCGCATGGATACTGCGCGATCATCCTCCGAGGCTCCCTTGCGGATAGCAGAGAAATCCCATAGGTCGCCAGCTATCACCCTTATTTCAGGATTAAAGTCCTTGGTGAAATTAATGCACGCATTGCAAGCACGCTCATCCTTGTGAATCCCATGAATGTCACTAGCAATGACGAACTTTTTCATGGATTCTGAAGCATATCACTTTATAAAAAATGACAAGACTATTTATTCTTACGACGTTTTGGTTTAATGGAAACCAGCACTTTTTCTTTGGGTTTAATCCAAGGAGCTACGGCAAAAACGATGCCCAGCCCAGCAGCAACGGTAGCAAATCGCTCAAAGGTTAACAGGGACGAATCAGCCTCACTCTTGTATTGGCGCGATATGGTCAAGTTCTCCAAAAGCAGCTTGTTAATCAGCTCGGTCATTGGGTCAATCACCCCATAAAGTTCAGCAGTCATTGCTGGAGAGTTGAGCGTTTCAATCTTACCGCTATCACAAGCCGCACGGGCTTTCTTAAGGTAGGCTTTAACCAGCTTATGCTGCGCTAACAGTTCGGGATGTTGATTGTACTCGGCAATCAATCGCTCGGCTTCGGTTTCCAGCTTGTTGAGCGAATCACA